TTGCATCTGAAGGTGGTACTGCAAAGAAGCAGTCCAGCACACTAGCACGTCTTCGCCTGAACCACTCACCCATCTTGGGCAGTGATAAGATTCTAGTGAAGGGTGGTACGTACAAGCTGGACGTTCCAGATGGTGGCACATACTATGGCTCATCTATCAAGGTGCGTCCATACCTACAACGCTTTATGTACAAGCGTTTCATCAAGGGCATGGGAGACCAGCCAAACCGTTACGTTAAGACTGTGATGGCTAACGACTTGAACATTGACCTGAAGGACAATGATGGCGGGTTTAACTGTGGCAAACCTGCTGGTTATATTGCCGACTTCAAATCGTTACCAGAGAAAACACAGGACTTAATTAAACAGATTAAGCGTGTTCGTGTTGTGCTTGGTACAGTAGAACTGGTTGATGCTGTGGATGAGAACGGTAATGAAGTACAGGTTGACGAGACCCCATTTATCTGGGAGATTGAAAACCGGGATGCATTCAAGAGCGTAGGTACTTTGTTTACTAAGCTGAATAAGATGAAGCGTTTTCCTGTTCAGCACACAATGACAGGTAATTCAGAAGAGCGTAAGCTACCTAACGGTAACAGCTTCTACCTGCCTGTTGTGTCACTTGACCTATCAAACACACTTGAGTTGACAGACAAAGAGCAAGACACATTCGGTGACTTCCTATCATGGGTGGAGAACTACAACGAGTACATCATCAATGCTTATGCAGAGAAAGCTACTAGCAAGAACGATGAGGAACTCGATGAGTTGAATATTAATGATGTTGTAGACATCGAAGTTGATGAAGAGGTAGCGTAATGAATCACCCTGCTGAAATGGCGTTGTATCAGTACATGGAAGATGCTGTCAAAGGCACTACCACCATGTCAGATGATACCATCCAACAAGTTGCACAGGATGTATCAGATGCACTAAAGCGTCAGTTCGGTGGGGGCAATAAGCGTGATGGGTTTGGCTTACGTATGTCTAACATAGGTAGGCCATCCTGTCAGCTTTGGTTTGAAAAGAACAGACCAGAGACAGCGTTGCCCCGCCCTACAACATTCGTAATGAACATGATGCTTGGCGATATTGTTGAAGCAGTGTTCAAGGGTTTACTCAAAGAAGCAGGAGTGGAATATGAAGATAGCAAAAAGGTTACTCTGGAGTTGCCTGACCATTCTATTTCTGGGACATATGATATTGTCATTCGGGATGCAGTTGATGATATTAAATCAGCTTCAGACTGGTCTTTCAGAAACAAGTTTCAATCCTACGAGAGTCTGGCAAGCGGTGACAGCTTTGGATATGTCGGTCAGCTTGCAGGATACGCAGCAGCTTCTGGAAAGAAAGCTGGCGGCTGGTGGGTTGTAAACAAAGCCAATGGTGACTTCAAGTATGTACCAGCAGATGGTCTGGATGTAGACACAGAGTTAGTTAAGATTGAAGAGAACATAGACAAGGCATTGAGTGATGACTTGGAAAGATGTTTTGAACCAGAGAAGGAGACATTCAACGGTAAGGAAACAGGAAACCTCGTACTAAACAAAGGCTGCACATTCTGTTCATACAGACACACATGTTGGCCTAACATGAAAGAGTTACCTGCCGTAAAGTCAAAGGCACGTGACCCTAAGATTGTTTCCTACATTAAACTATCAGAGGAATACGATGCCGCCTAACTTTAAACAATTTAGAGCAGCACGTAAGTATGGGTATCGGTCTGGCTTAGAGGTTAAGATTTCAGACTATCTTAAAGAACTAAAGGTTGACTTTGGTTACGAATGTATTAAGATAGAATGGGAAGACCTAGCCTACCGTACCTATACACCAGACTTCGTGCTTCCAAATGGAATCATAATTGAGAGTAAGGGCATGTTCACAGCCGCAGATAGGCGCAAACATTTAGCTATCAAACGGCAGCATCCTAATCTTGATATACGATTTGTCTTTGAGAACAGTAGACGTAAGCTACGTAAGGGTGCTAAGTCTACCTATGGAGAGTGGTGTGATAAGTATGGGTTTCAATGCTACACACGTATCATTCCAGAAGAATGGCTCAAAGAAAAAGGCAAGAACAAACATCCCGCCTTTATTAAGTTTGGCGGTGGCAAGATAAAAAGGAGAAAGTGAACATGGCAGATGAGGAATACACAGCGATAAAAGAAGATGATTTCATAGTACGTGTGAGACCCTTTAAAGATAAGAAGGGTTCATGGAATGGTGAGATTGATATAGCTATTATAACCCAACCTGAAAACAGTTTCGATGATGAGGACTACTTTCAATTGACACACTTCTGTAAGATGCTTGCATCTACTGTGCCTATAATGGAAGACAATGAGGAACTTCGTAGCCTAGTTCATGAATATGTTACAGATATTGTTGACAAGGAAAAGGAGTATCTGGTAGAACTAGAGGAAGGTCCGAAGGTTATTGACAGAGATGATAACATCATCACTATTGACTTTGGTACTACAACGAAAGGGAGTGCATGATGACATCATATTCAAATATAATGAAAGAGATAGAGAGAACTTCTGACCGTATGGTAGACAAACTGGATATGGTTAATAGTCCACCTCACTACAATGAGTCTGGCATTGAGTGTATTGATGCTATTGCTGCAGCATTGGGTGAGGGCTTTGAGTTCTACCTACAAGGTAACATCATGAAGTATCTGTGGCGTTATCGTTATAAGAATGGCACTGAAGACCTAAAGAAAGCACGTTGGTACATGGATAAACTAATCACAGAAGTAGAGGGCTGCTACGATGATAAGAGTTAAGATGTTTATCACAATGGATGTAGACCCAGACGATTACCCTGTACCAGCCGATGAGAACGTAGCAGAGGAAATCGAGGAAGGCATACAAGAATACTTCTACGATATAGAAGGAATACAAATCAAGAACATTAGAACAATACAGGAGTGACCCTATGTTAAGTAACCATTTACCTACAGATTACCAGAACTTCATTGCTCTGTCTCGTTATGCGAGATGGAAAGAAGACGAACAAAGAAGGGAGACATGGAGTGAAACAGTAGCACGATACTTTGATTATATCACTGGACATCTGCTTGCTAAACACAATTACAAGCTGCCTAATAAACTAAGGAACGAGTTAGAGCAAGCCGTTCTAACACAAGAAATCATGCCCAGCATGAGGGCATTGATGACTGCTGGACCCGCACTAGACAGATGCCACGTAGGTGGCTACAACTGTTCTTATGTACCAGTAGATAACGCACGTGCATTTGATGAGACTATGTACATTCTTATGTGCGGCACTGGCGTTGGCTTCTCAGTAGAACGTCATCACATTGAGAAGCTACCCATTGTAAACGAAGACATGCATCAAACAGAAACAGTAATCAAGGTAGGTGACAGCAGACCCGGTTGGGCTAAGTCACTACGTGAGTTGATTGCTATGTTGTATGCAGGTCAAATACCCCGTTGGGATGTATCAGAGGTACGCCCAGCAGGTGCAAGGCTCAAGACATTTGGCGGTAGAGCATCCGGCCCCGCACCGCTAGAGGAATTGTTTGAGTTTATCATTGACAAGTTCAAGGGTGCAGCAGGTCGTAGGCTGTATCCCATTGAGTGTCATGATATCATGTGTAAGATTGGTGAGGTTGTAGTTGTCGGAGGGGTCAGACGCAGCGCACTCATCAGCCTATCCAACCTGAACGATGACCAGATGGCTCATGCTAAGTCAGGTATGTGGTGGGAAAACGAAGGACAACGTGCGCTTGCAAACAACAGCGTTGCCTACAAAGGGAAGCCGCAGATGGGTACATTCATGCGTGAATGGCTGTCACTGTACGAGAGTAAGTCAGGTGAGCGTGGCATATTCAATCGTAAGTCTGCACAGGTACAAGCAGCTAAGAATGGTCGCAGAGATGCTGAACAGGACTTCGGATGTAATCCTTGTAGTGAAATTATCTTACGCCCATATCAGTTCTGTAATCTATCTGAGGTTGTTGCACGGGCTGGTGATACCGAAAAGTCATTGGGTAAGAAAGTACGCCTAGCTACTATTCTAGGTACGTTTCAATCCACACTGACGGACTTTAAATATCTTCGTAAGATATGGAAGGACAACACAGAAGAAGAAAGACTGCTTGGTGTATCACTAACAGGCATCATGGACAATGCTTTGCTTGCTGGTAAGGACGCTAACATAGGTATGAACATTAGCGGATTGCTAGAGCAACTAAAATCTGTTGCTGTGAATACAAACGCTAGTGTTGCAGCAGAGTTGGGCATACCACAGTCTACTGCTATCACATGTGTTAAG